ATCGCGGCCGAATCTCCCCGGAAACGCGGCGAACCCCGACGGCTCGCGGCGGATGCGCGGCGAAGTCGGCGAGTTTGTGCCAGCGCGGATCGAAACGCCGCGACCGTCCGACGTCACGGGTTCCTATGGGCCTGCCGCCATCGCCTGGGGCGAGCAGGTGCTCGGCATCCGCTACCGGCCCTGGCAGGCGCACGCGCTGACGCGCGCGCTGGAGCACCGCGGCGACGGCTCGCTGCGCTGGACGTACGTCTTGCTGACCGTGTCGCGGCAGTCGGGCAAGAGCGTGCTCGCGCGCGGCGCCTGCTCCTGGCGGCTCGACAGTGCGGAGCTATTCGGCGAGCCGCAGGCCGTGCTCTCGACCGCCAACCTCCGCTCGACCGCGCGCGCCGTCTGGGAGCAGGCGGCGATCCGCTTGGAGCGCCGCCTCGGCGCCTTGGTGCGCTACGGCAACGGGCAAGAGGTCGTCACGCTGGCCGATGGCAGCTCCTGGATCGTCGTCGCGGCGAACCGAAACGCCGGAGTCGGCCATTCGCTCTCGATGATCTTTGTCGACGAGGCCTGGTCGGTGGCGCGCGAGGTCGTCGTCGACGCGCTCGCGCCGACGACCCTGGAGCGCGTCGACCCGCAGATCTGGCTCGTCTCGACCGCAGGCGAAGCATCCTCGGCGCTCCTGCTCGACTACCGCGCGGCGGCAATCGCGCAGGCCTCCACACCCGAAACCGCAACGGTGCTGATCATGGAGTGGTCGGCGCCCCAAGAGGCGGCAATCGAGGACGAGCAGGCCTGGCGGCTCGCCTCGCCGCACTGGTCCGAGCGGCGGCGCGAGCGGGTCGCCGAGCTGTACCGCACGCTCCCCGAGCGGTCGTTTCGCAGGGAGCTGCTCAACCAGTACGTGACCAGCTCGCGCGCCTGGATCACCGACCTGCAGTGGCTGCGCTGTCTCGACCGCGACGCCCCGCTGCCCGACTGCTCGGGCGGCACGATTGCCGTCGAGTCGGCCTTCGGCGCCAGCAGCATCGGGCCGACACCGTTCGGGCTTGTCTGCGCGATCCGCGACCCCGAGAGCGGCCAGGTCGTCGTCCGCGGCCGCGCCTACGCCGGAAGCGCGGAGCTGTGGCAGGCCGTCGAGCAGCTCGCCGAAGGGCGGCGCGGCATGACGCTCGTCCACGCCGACCAGTTCCGCCAGCACGTGCCGAGGATCCGCGGCGTCAGCGTCGAGAAGGTCGGCTACGCCGACCAGGTCGCGGGCTACGGGCCGACGCTGCAGGCAATCGCCGACCGCGTGCTCCGACACGCGGGCGAGCCGTCCCTCTCCGAGCAGGTGCTGCTCGCGGCCGCGGCGACGACCGAGCGCGGCACCGCCTTGTCGTCGCGCGCGAGCGAGGGGCCGATCTTCCTCGCTCGCGCGCTCGTCTGGGCGGCAGGCCGCGAGCTGCGGCCCGACACCCGCCGCAGGCCTATGATCGCGGCCGCTTGACCTCGCTCGGCCGCTGCAGAAACGACGACGCGAGGCCGACCCGGAAGCGTCGGCCGTCGTCGAGCAGGACGTCGGTGTGCGTCTCGTCGACGCGCTCGACCGTCCCTGCGTGTGGGCCTGGATCGCGCTTGTTCAGCAGCACGAGGCTGCAGCGCTCTCCGGCCTTCCACGTCTCGCCCACCTAGGACGCCCCCCCCCCTGCCGTGTCTGCGCGGCCGCAGAAGGGGCAGCGCTCGGGCGGCTCGTCGCCATACACGAGCCGCTCGGCCGTTGTGCCGAGCCGTGCCGCGAGCGCGACCAGCGCCTGCATGCTCGGATCGCGCTGGCCTGACTCGACGCGGCTGATGTAGCTGTAGCTGACGCCGTCGGTGGCGATCTCGCGCTGCGAAAGCCCCTGCCGCTCTCGCTCTGTGCGGAGCCGCTTGCCGACCGCGTCGACCGCGAACCCTTGTCGCATCCTCTGACCTCCCCTAGACGCTTCGTGCCCGGACGCGCGCGCGAGCGTATCCGATGCGACGGTCAACACGTCGAGCCGCTTGCATGGAGGAAGATCGCTGCCGCATGATCGTCGACCGTGAGCGTACTTCCGTTCCGCCGCTCGCAGCGCGTGCAAGCCGAGGCGGCGGCGCCGCGGCCCGCGACGCGCTCGCTCCTGCGCCGCGAGGCGTCGGGCACGGTGCTCGACGTCGTCGACGTCGACCCGCTGCTCCTGAACCGCTACGGCCGTGACGCGGCGATGAGCGTGCCCGCGATTGCCGCCTGCCGCAATCTGATTTGCGGCACGGTCGCGCAGCTCGACGTCGACCGGATCCGCGGCGACGAGCGCCTCGACGCGGGCACGCTGCTCACACAGCCTGACCCCGACGTGCCCTGGACGCAGACGATCACCGACACGGTCGACGACCTGCTCTTCCGCGGCGTCGCCTACTGGCTCGTGCTGGCCCGCGACGGCGCCGGGTTCCCGGTGCGCGCACGCTACGTCGACGCGACGCTCGTGCAGCTCGACGAGTCGCCCTACCTGACCGACTACTCGCGCCTGCTCGGCTACATCGTCAACGGCACCCGGCTCGAACCGGGCGACGTGCTCGCCTTCCACATGACCCATACCGGCGTGCTCGCCTTCGGCGGGCTGACGATCTCGGCCGCCATCGCGACGATGAACGCGGCCCGCCGCTTCGCCGACGTCGAGATCCCCGCGGGCGTCTTGGTCAACGAGGGGCACGAGCTGTCGCAAACCGAGATGGACGAGACGGTCGAAGCATTCCAGCGGCAGCGGCAAACCAAGTCGGTCGCCTTCCTGCAGGGGATGAAGTACGAACGGACAAACGTCTCGCCTGCCGACCTGCAGCTCTCGGAGGCGCTCTCGGGCTGGGCGACCGAGTGCTGCCGCCTCTTCAACGTGCCCGTGGTCAAGATCGGCGCCTCGCCGACCGGGCATACCGGCTCCTCGCTCCTGTACGCGAACGTGGCGCAGAACACCGCCGCCTATGTCGAGGACGCGGTCGCGCCGGTGCTCGTCTGCATCGAGCAGGCGCTCTCCGGGCCGACCGTAACCCCGCGCGGGCAGCGCGTCCTCTTCCAGGTCGGCCAGTACCTGCGCGCCGACCCGACCGCGGCCGTCGACTACGTGACCGCGCTCGTGGCGGCGGGGATCATCTCGACTGACGAGGCGCGCACGCTCTTGGGCATTCCGCCCGCCGCCGCGGGCGGCACCACCGACATCACACCCGGGAGGGTTTGAGATGCACCTAAGGTTCGAGCTTGACGTCGACCAGGTCGACCAGGAGGCGCGCACGATTACCGGCGTCGGCGTCCCCTGGGACGAGCCGGGCGTGATCGGCGGCGAGACATACAGCTTCGAGCGCGGCAGCTTGACGCCGTCGCAGCGGCGCACGCCGCTCGTCTTGGGCCACGAGGGCGAGCCGGTCGGCGTGCTCGCCGAGCACGTCGACGACGAGCGCGGCGCCCGCGTGCGCTTCAAGGTCGACCAGACACCCGACGGCGACCGAGCGCTCGTGCAGGCGGCGTCGGGTTCGCGCGGCGCCTTCTCAGTGGGCGCCGACGTCGACGCGTTCACGCTGCGCGCCGACGGCTCGCGCTCGGTCAGCGCCGCCCGCTATGTCCACTTCGCACTGGTTCCGCACGGCGCTTTCGAGAGCGCGCAAGTCGAGCACGTCGTCGCACACCGCGACCCACCGAACGGAGGACAGATGAGCATCCAGGAGACACCCGACACCGGTAACGGCGGCAACGGCGACGACACCGGTAACGGCGACGACACAAGCGGCGACGACACGAGCACGGGCGCCGAGACGCCGACGCGTGCACGCGTGCGCGTCAGCGCGGAGCGCAGGCCCGCCGATCTCTGCGCGGGCGAGTACGTGCAGCACATCGTCCGCGCCCAGCACGGCGACGGCGAGGCGCTGCGCGTGCTGGCCGCGTTGACGGAGACGATCTCCACCGACGTCACCGGCCTTCTGCCGCCCACCTTCGAGCGGACGGTGATCGGCGCCAAGCAGGTGCTGCGGCCGCTCTACGACGCCTTCGCCTCGCGGCCGCTTCCCGGCGTCGGCTTGATGGTGTCCAAGCCGAAGTGGACGACCCCGCCCGACGGCGCCTGGGCCGCGAACGTCGACGCTGACGCGACCACGGGCAAGGTGGTGATCGGCTCGCAGACGGCCGATGTGATCCGCTGGGACTGGGCGGGCGCGATCTCGTGGGTGGTTGTGCAGCGCTCCGACCCGTCGGTTATCGACGAGATCTACTCGGAGGCGGTGCAGGACTTCTACCTCGACGTGGAAGCAAAGATTTACGGTGAGCTGGGCGCGGCGCCGCTCGGCACGGCGACCTCGATGGGCGCCGCCATCGCCGAGTTTTTCACCGCGACCGGAAACCAGCGCTCGCCGGAGCTGATCATCATGGCCCCCGACGTCTGGGGCGCCTACGCCGACGCGGGCGCGCTCTCGGTGCAGCTCGCGCAGGGCGGCGTCAACACTTCCGATCTCTCGACCTCGTTCGGCGGTGTGCGCGCGGTCAGCTCGGGCACGCTCCCCGCGGGGGAAACGGTGCTCGCCACCCGCCGCGCCGTCGACGCCCGCGTGACCGACCCCGTGCGGCTGACGGCCAACGCTATCGGCGCCCTGAACGTCGAGCTGGCCGTCGTCGGCGAGGGCCTCTTCGATACCGACTATCCCGCCGAGCTGCTCCGTTTCGCGGCGCTGACACCGCCTGCGCTCGCCGCTACTCGCAGCTCGTCCAAGTAAGGGGTCGGCACCGACACACCGACGATCCCTGACCACGCGGCGCCGCCCGCCGCAGCGTGCTCGCGGGCGGCGCCGCCGAAACCCGGAAGGAATGCTTCGTGGCTCACGAATGGCTCGATCCCGCACGCGTCGCCGACTGGCTCTCGGTTCCCGTGAGCGACCCGCACGTCGCGATTGCGGCGGGCGCGACGGCCGCCTATGTCGAGCGGATGCGTGACGACGTCGACTTCAGCGTGCCGTTGCCGCCCTCGCTCGACGACATGCTGCAGGCCTGCGTCGAGCTGGCCGCGCTGCAGTACCAGCAGCGAAACGCGCCCTCCGGGTTCCCCGGTTTCGGCGAGGTCGGCGACGGCGCCTTCGCATCGGCCTACGCGGGCGCCGACGTGTTCCGGATCTCGCAGCTCTACCGCCGCATCGGGATCAAGAACCCGAGGTCGGCATGAACGCGGCGACGCGCGTGCTCGACGCGCTCTTGGCGCAGCTCGCCGACTCCGGCATCGAAGCGACCCGCGACGCGGGCGCCTTCTACCCGCAGCCTCTGGGCGTGCTGGTCGGCCTGCCCTCGCTCGTCGGCGGCACGCTCAGGGGCCGCACGTACACCGTCCCCGTCTATGTCGTCAGCGGTCAGCCCTTGTCGACGCCGGAGAACGTCAGCGCCCTCTACGACCTCGCCGACGCGGTCGCGGCCTCGCTCGACGTCGCCACCTATCAACCGTTCGACTTCCGCGGCTCGGCGGCCAACGCGGAAGCGCTCCCCGCTGTGCAGCTCGACGTCACCGCTTCCATCGAACTTCTCGCATCGGAGGTCTAACCGTGTCTGTTCCTGCTCCTGTGCTCACTGACTCGCGGCTCGGCCCGGGCACGCTGACCATCGGCACGACCGAGTACGGCGTGCAGATCTCGAACGTGCGTCTGACCCCGGACGTCTCGACCGAGGACGGGACGCCCACCTTGGGAATCCCGGAGCCGTCGCCGCTTTCGACCGTCGCCTGGTCGCTCGCAGGCTCGGCCGTGCAGGACTGGGAGATCGACGATGGCTTTGTCAACTTCTGCATGGACAACGCGCTCGCCGAGCTGTCGTTTACGTGGGTGCCGCTCGACGACGGGACAGTCGAGTACACGGGCACCGCGCAGGTGCTGCCCGTCGAGATCGGCGGCGACGTCGCGGTGCAGCAAACGACGGACTTCGAGTTTCCGGTGATCGGTGCGCCGGCTCGGGGCGTGCACACGCCGACGGCCGCGGCCGCGGGCGTGCAGGAGATGCTCGCGTGATCCGCGGCACCGCCACGGTCAGCTACGCCGACAAGCCCGACGAGGTCTTGCAGATTGTCCCCTTCGACTGGATGCGCTTCGAGCGCTACTGCCAGGCGCACAAGCTCGCGGCCGACCCGACCGCGGCGCCCGCGACCTGGGGCATGTATCTCGCCTACAGCGCCTACGACCGCGCCCACGCCGGAAACGGCGCCCTGCCCGGCTTTGATGCCTGGGCGCAAACCGTGCAGTCGATTGATCTCGACGTGGCGGCGCCGGACCCTACCCCGCCGGAAGTCTCGGACGGATGATCGCGGGCCTGGCACTCGCCTCGCACATCGCGCCCTCGGTGCTCTGGTGTGAGGACGCGGCCGACCTGGTGACGCTCGCCGACGTGCTCGCCGAGGCCTATGCCGACCTCGATTAGCTACGACACCCGCGACGTCGTCACCGTGATCGGGCAGCTGCGCGACGTCGACAAGGCGCTGCGCACGAACGCGTCGGGCGAGCTGCGCGACGCCGCAGGACATGTCGCGCAGATTCTCGTCGGCGCGCTGCAGTCGGGGGCGGGCGGCACGCCGCAGGCGCCGCTTGTCGCCAGCTCGGCCAAGGTGAAACGCGACCGTGTCCCGGCGGTGCAGCTCGGCGGCGGAAAAGCGGTCGGCCGCCGCGGCACCGCGGCGGGCGTGCTGCTCTGGGGCAGCGAGCGCGGCGGCCGCAACTTCGCGGCGCCGCCGAACGCGTCCGGCTACTGGATCGGCCCGGCGGTGCGCCGCGTCCAGGAAGGCGACGCGACGAGCGAATACCTGCGCGCCGTCTCGGCGATTCTGCGCGCGGCTGGGGTGCTCTAGTGCCCGCCAACATCGTCATCCGGATCGGCGCCGAGTCCGGGCAGGCCGTCAGCGAAATCGGCAAGGTGAACAAGGCGCTCGGCGAGCAGATGAGCACCTCGCAGAAGGCGCACGCGGCGATCACCAAGGCGGCGGTACCGGCGGCGCTCGCGCTGACCGCGATTGCCGCGGCCGCGGGCGACGCGGTGAAAGCCGCGGCCGAGGATCAAGCGTCGCAGGCGAAGCTCGCGGGCACGCTGGAGCGGACGACGGGCGCGACCACGGCGCAGGTCGCGGCGACCGAGGACTGGATCACCAAGACCGAGTTTGCGACCGGCGTCGCCGACGACCAGCTACGCCCGGCGCTCGGACGGCTCGCGACCGCGACCGGCGACGTGCACCAAGCGCAGAAGGCGCTCGGGATCGCGCTCGACGTGTCCGCGCAAACCGGCAAATCGCTCGACTCGGTTTCGGCCGCGATTGCCAAGGGCTACACGGGCCAGACAGGTGCGCTGAACAAGCTCGTCCCGGGCATGGATCAAGCGGTCTTGAAGTCGAAGGACATGACCAAGGTGCTGGGCGAGCTGTCCGACATGACGGGCGGCGCCGCCGCCGAGCACGCGCAAACCCTGGCGGGCCAGACGGAGATCCTGGGCGTGAAGATGGCCGAGCTGAAAGAGACGCTCGGGGCGGCGCTGCTCCCGGTGCTTGAGAAGTTCATGCCGCTGATGCAGAAGGGCGCCGATTTCGTCAGCGCGCACGCGGGTGCCATCGAAGCGCTCGTCGGCGCCGTCGCGGGCTTGGCCGCGATCATCATCACCGCAAACGCGGCGCTGAAGGCCTACCAAGCGCTGCAGGTGCTCGTCAAAGTCGCGACGACGCTCTGGACTGCGGCGCAGTGGCTCTTGAACGCTGCCCTGGACGCGAACCCGATAGGCCTGGTGACCCTCGCTGTCGCGGGCCTCGTGGCGGGCATCATCATCGCCTACAACAAGTCGGAGACGTTCCGCAACATCGTCCAGTCGGCGATGGGCGCCGTCAAAGCCGCTATCGACGCCGTTGCGTCCGCGTTCAAGGCGCTGCTCTCCGCGGCGACGAGCGCTTTCGACTGGATCGTCGCGCACTGGAAAGTCGCCCTCTTTGCGCTCGGCCCGGTCGGCGCCGCGATCTCGCTGATCGCCTCCAACTTCGACGCGATCACGGGCGCCGCCCGCGCCGCCTGGGCGTTCATCAAGAACAACTTCACCAAGGCCGACTTCGCCTTCGGCCCAATCGAGGACGCCGTCAACGCGATAGCGGGCGCCTTCAACGCCGTCCTCGGCGCCGTGACTGCGGCTATCGGCGCCGTGCAGTCGCTGATCGGCTGGCTGAGCAAGATCCACGTCCCCTCGATTCACATCCCGAACCCGTTCGGGCTGAGCGCGCCGCTTCCCGGTGCGGCCATCGCGGGCGGGCGTGCGCGCGGCGTCGCGTCGGGGGTCGGCCGCGCGGCGCCCGCCGCGACGGGCGTGGTTATCAACGTCAGCGGGGCCATCGATCCGGAGGGAACCGCGCGCGCCATCGAGCGCGTGCTCCGAAATCACGAGCGACGGCTGGGGCTTGCCTGGTGAGCGGCGAACTCTCGCCTGTCTCGCTCGTGATCGGCGGCGCGGCCGTGCCGCTGAATGACGTGCTCGCCGACGTCACCGTGCGGCACGGCCGCGTCGACGTCTACGACCAAGCCTCCCCCTCGGCGCTGCAAGCGACCGTGCAGGGCGTCAGCCGCGCCTACACGCACGCCTTCCGCACCGGGCAAACGTGCGTCTTCAACTGCACGGACGGGGCGACGACGGCGCCCAGGTTCACCGGCACGATCACCGACGCTTCCCTCGACGACGACCGGCTGACGGTGATCGCGGTCGGCAACCTCTCCACGCTCGCCCGCTACACCGTCGGCACCGTCGACTACCCCGGCGAGACATGGAGCGCCCGCCTCTCTCGAGTCTTCGGTGAGGCGGGTATCTCCTCGATGTTGCAGCTCGTCGCGCCGCCGCAGGATCCGATGCTCTATTCGCGCCTGACCGCGGACGCCGGCCCGGTGACGCTCGCCGACTATCTCGTCGCGCTCGCCGAGATGATCGGCGCCGCGGTCGCCGACACCCCGGACGGGAAGATCCTCGTGCAGCCGATCAGCGCGCGCACGCTCGCCTCCGAGGTCGTCCTCGACCCGAACGAGGTCGCCTATGTGCCCGCGTGGGTGCAGGTGCTGCCGCTCTCCAACCAAGTCACCGTGACCTACAAGCCGACCGGCGAAGTCACCGCGAACGACACCGCCTCGCAGGCGACCTACGGCGTGCGGCCGCTGACCATCGAAACGGAGTTTTCGTCGTCTGCGGATGCGACCGCGCGCGCGAACGA